CTGGCACATGCGCCTCGAAGCTCAGTTGGTAGAGCACCAGACGCTAATCTGGAGGTTATTCCAAAGTTAATCCATGGAAATAGATATTGAAAGGAAGTAATTATTCTGAGTATGTATGGAAGCAGATGGAGGAAGATAAGATGTCCGAGGTTCGAGTCCTTGGGGGCGCACATGTGAGTATGTAAAATATCAGGTTGCAGGTTCGATAGAGCCTGGGCAATCATCAGTGCAGATAAACTGCATCGTATTACATTTTCAAAGTCATTGGCTGACTTAATTGTACAGGACAATCCGGAGTATCAGATCCAACGAGTGGAGCTGCATCTTGGAGCGATTCTTTCGCCAGAGACTATTACCTGTACCGGATTATATGCTGTATGCAAGTTGAAAACAGGTTGGCCTCTTCGGGTTACACTGTTCCGGCAGGCTGCAGAATTATGGCGTAGTGATACAACGGTAATGAGAGAATGTAAAGTTAAATTTCTTTAAGTCAAATATTGGAAACGAGTGACTATAACTCGAATCGTTTCCCGCTTCGCTTGTTTAGATAACGGCCTTTGCGTTAAAAGTGCCGTTTACTGGGGTGGTAGCTCAAACGGTTAGAGCAATTGACTTCAAATCAATAGGTTCAGGGTTCGACACCCTGCCACCCTACGGTAAAGTCCCGATATTGGGCAAATAACAATCAAAAACCAGACAGACATGAGAAAATTCATGAGCTTAGGTGGCGGCGATGTAGAAAATGGCGGCGGTTCACAGGAAGAAGTTCCTAAAACTGCACGAACTACAGAGACACCAGCAACAGAAGAAACTCCTGCTACAGAAGCATCGGCTGAAACGCCCGCACCTGCAACAGAAGAGAAAACAGAGGCTTAATCAGCCACGATCAATTATTTTAAAAGCTCCCCTTAATTGTGGGAGCTTTTATTCTCAAAATTAATTAACATGACAATATTTGAACAATTACTTGAACTTGCACCTGAGTGTGTTAAGATCTCAACAGACCATGGTTTCTGGGAAGAAGGCGATAAACGTAATAAAGGTGAAATGGTAGCTCTGATATGTTCAGAATTATACGAATCACTGGAAGGGCATCGTAAAGGAAAAATCTGTATTGTAAGAAACGATAAGCATGTAGAAAAGTTCATGACAGAAGAACCAAATAATTGGATAAGTTGGTTTAAGAATCATGTAAAAGATACAGTTGAAGATGAAATTGCTGATGCAGTTATCCGTATTTTGGACTTTACTTATGGTTGGAAATTGCCGGTACTGGTAAGGGATTACAGAAAGCCATCTCTTGAAAACTATGCTGCTAATATATTGCTTTTAAATGCAATCGTAATAGATGCAAGTTCTGAAATACCGCTAAGTGGTTTTGGTAAAGACTGGGGATATGCTCTTGCAGCAATTATCAAATTCTGTGAATGGTATAACATTGACATTATCCAACACGTTAAATGGAAAATGCGGTATAATTCCAGCCGCCCTTATAAACACAATAAAGCTTATTAATTATGGCACAACAAATACCTGTAATCCTTGCAAGATTATTCAATAAGAAAAAAGACTGGGATTATTGCACAATCTCAATAGCCGGCCGTGGCCCGATTGCAATCGAACCAACTACTAAATTTTCTCTGTCAGAAGATGGTAGAATATTTATTATTAACGATCCAGAAGCACCAAACCCATTTGTTCGAGGTCCATTAAGAGAAGGTGAGCCTGAAACGGTAAGCTTGGAATCTTATATTGATACAGATCTGATTAGTTCTGTGGACTTTATAAACTTCCCTAAAATCGTTAAACCAGGTAAGTCAATAATAACGTAATTTAGTAGCAAATCTTACGTTATGTATATTGACTTTGAACTTACCGATACCGATATGGTATTCACACTGCGTCAGGAGGATGGCACTACAATCCGAACAGATACCTATCCTCTTGAAACGCATACTTCTGATCCCAATGATAAGCTTAATCCAACTTCTGTGATAGTAAGACTTATCTCTGAACCCAAAGGAACATGGCCACCACAGGCTTCCTATCCTCTTTGCAGGATAGTATTTATTAATAGCATTGCAGGCCCGTATCAAGCTTTAAACGAAGGTGGGGTGTAAGTGCATAAAACTAATACAATGATTTTGACAGACACAAATATCAAACGAGCTATTAAGTTTGGTGATATTGAAATTAAACCGTACAATCCAAAGCAACTTGGTACTAATAGCTATGACCTGTTGATTAGCAAACACTTGGCAGTTTATACTGATACCGAATTGGATGCCAAAAAGGATAATCCTATTATGCGAATGGAAATACCAGAAGAAGGTGCTTTACTTTTCCCTGGAGAATTATATCTTGGATCTACGATTGAATACACCCGTAGTAAAAGTTATATGCCGTATATTAGTGGTAAATCCAGTGCTGGTAGACTTGGTATTTCTATTCATGTTACTGCGGGAGAAGGCGATATTGGATTTAAAGGTCATTGGACTTTAGAAATTACTGTAGTAAAAGCAGTACGTGTATATGCAGGAATGCCAATAGCGCAAATACTGTTCATGCTACCATTAGATGCTCCTGAAGTACCTTACAGCCTTAAGCCAAATGCTAAGTACCACGGTCAATCTCATCTTCCGATGCCTTCACAAATGTTTAAGAACTTTCAAAAAGAAACTGTATGATACCACGTTTTATAGTACGAAATATAACTACTGAAACTCTAACAGTATTAAAGAGCATTGGCTACCAATGTAGAGAGAACCCTGTACCGACAGATGTGCTAATAATTGGTGGTTCTATAACACAAGCACCTTCTGTTGGTAAGAATCCACTAACTGTAAACCTTGATTTAGTCAAAGCAAATGGTAATGGAGCTATTATAAACCAAGCAACTATGCATTGGAATTGGTTAATAGAAATTACTGCAGGCCGAATAAGAAAAGCTGAAGTACATTTCAATGGTGCTATCAAAGAAATAGAGGTTACCAAACTTGGCGTATTGATTGATGGATTTGTAGTACCAATAGTTGAATTTATACGATTAGCTAAATACCTTAAGCATGAAACTACCGAATGCCCACAGATCGCCACCCATAAGCCGGTACCGGCTAAAGTAGCCGGAAAGCTTACCATTGGCTGCGCTGATTACTCTCTTGCTGACTTTGATAAGATCATGGCAGCATACAATTCATTAACTAAACCTTAAGCTATGACACTGCAAGAAACTGAGCAGGCTCTTGGAGCCTGGATGCCAGTGGTATCTCATCTGTTCAAGGAATCATTTATGGCTAATATTGGACAGGTGCTTGGAAGAGATATGGCTAAGCTACAACCTGCTCTTACAAACATTTTTCGTGCATTTACACTATGCCAACCTGATAATCTGAAAGTTGTTATACTGGGACAGGATCCTTATCCTGGTGGGGAAGCCGATGGTCTCGCATTTTCTTCTGGTACCGGTACTTTACCCTACTCCCTTAATATTATATTCAAAGAGCTTGAGATGAGTGGATTTGGTAGACGTAAAAGTACTTCATTAGAGGACTGGGCTGAACAAGGTGTATTATTATTGAATACGCATCTTACTACCTTAAAAGGATACGTGAACATGCACGACCATATTGGTTGGGAAAAGTTCACTGGTTATGTGCTATGGTATATTATTACTCATGCTCCTAATGTAGTATTCATGCTCTGGGGTAATCCGGCACAAAAAACCTTTAAAGCAACAGGTGTAGCATCAGTTGGAAAACATCTGGTACTTGAAGCTTATCATCCCGCTGCATCCAGGTATGGCTATGACTTTGTAGGATGCAAACACTTTGCTAAAGCAAATGAATATCTTATTGCCAATGGCAAATCACCAATTAAATGGGTATAAACCATGATAGGACAAATCAAATACATCGCACGCGTAGTTGCTGACGAAAAAGACTGGGTACTTGGAGAAGAACCAGTTCTGCCAAAGAATATGAGTGCAGGTACTTGGTATGATTTTATCACCTGGCTCTGGCAGCAAAAAGAAGTACAATTTGACATTGAAACTCCTGTATGTAAATGGTGGAATGAATTCACCATTATATCAATGCAGTTTGGGTCATGTAGCGGGCCGATTACACAATGGTTCTTGCAATGGAGTGAATTAAATGATGATCAAAAAGCTGCTATTAAACAATACCTGGAACATCAGCATTATTGTAAGCTTATTCACAATGCTGCATTTGAATATGTAGTGTGTAGATTTCATGGCATCGTTATAGAGAATGTATATGATACCATGCTTGGTGAGAAGATACTACGTGGCGGAATGGAGAATGAGAACTATGCACTGGCCGATATAAGCTGGAAGTATCTTAGGATTATGATGGATAAGACCTTGCAGAAATCATTTGGTAATAACATTATTACACCGGATAAGATTGTTTACGGTATTACCGATGTGGCTTACTTAAAGACCATCAAATCCATGCAATTACTTGAGGCTGTAGATAAAGACCTTATCAATGTGTTCGGCCTTGAAATGGAAGCGGTATTGGCATTCAGCGATATTACCTATGAAGGTATGTTGTTTGCCCATACCAAATGGCGTGAAAATATTGCACTGGCACAACCAATTGTTGATAAACATTTAGCTCAATTGAATTCCTGGCTACTGCCCGGTGGTAAGCTTCATGTTCCGGCAACTAAAATGGGTTATGTATCTGATATGGACAGAGTTCAGATCAATTATAATTCATGGCAACAAGTTGGCGAATTGCTTGAACTTATTTTCCCGGATATACCCGGTACAAGTCAGGTGATGCTTAAGAAATACACTGAAGAGTATGGTCATGTAATTGGTCAAGAAGAGTTGGATCTACTGATGGACATCCGGTTGAAGGATTATGATAAGTTCAAGAATTACTTAATCAAGCATCATTACGATTACCTGGTTAAGCATGAATACCTGATACCTGCCGGTACCATAACAATTAACTGGAATTCGGATCAGCAGGCATTGCCGTTATTCAATATACTGGTACCGAAACTTACCAGGCTTGCAGAAGAGGAACGTAACCGTCATCCGCATGCTATCCTTACTGACTTTGAGAATTATATGAAGGCTCTGCAATTGGTTACCAAACTTGGTGAGCCATGGATTGAGAAATACGTTGGGCCTGATGGTTATGTAAGAACAAACTTCAATCAAATCGTAAGTACTGGCCGTGTAAGCTCCAGTAATCCCAATATGCAAAACATCATCGTAACTGATGAGGTAGGTACACGGTACCGGAACGCATTCATTTGCGAGCCAGGATGGGAATTCGTGGATAGTGATTATACTGGTCAGGAATTAGCGCTCATTGCAAAAGCATCTAATGATCCAATCTGGATTGGTGCTATTGAGCGTGGCGAGGATATACACAGTATTGTTGCTGAACTAATGTTTGCAGAGAAATGGAAAGCCGGTACTCAACCGGATTGTGCTTATTACAAGATGATTGTTAATAAAGAAGGTCAGCTTGTACAGGCTAAACATAAATGTGGTTGTAAAGTGCATAAGAAATGTAGGTATGATAGTAAAGCGATCGACTTTGGTTTGGCCTACGGCATGACTGAGTTCAAGCTATCTGCAGACCTTAAAATTAGTCGGCAGGAAGCATTGAACTTACTTGCAAGATTCTTTGAACTATTTCCTGGTATTAAAACCACACTTGATTTCCTTGGCCGTTTTGGTGTTATGAATGGATACATTATGACTTTGGCCCCATTCAACCGCAAACGCTGGTTCCCGTATTGGAGAGAATATTACCTGTACCGGGAAGTTCATGTACAAGGTATCAAGAATATACCTATACTCAGTGAGATTGAAAAAGCCAGTAAGAATCACCCATTCCAGGGTAGCGCTGCTGATATGATGAAAGTGGCCATGGTAATGGTGAGGAATTACATACGGGATAATGATCTTCGTCATAAAGTGAAGTTGCAAATGCAGGTGCATGACCAGTTAACAACAAAAGTACCGGTAGATTACCGGGATGAATGGATACCAATACTTGACAGTCTTATGAATGAGGCTGCAACATTAATCATACCATCTGGAATGCTAAAGGCTGAAACGCTGGCATCACCTGTTTGGACAAAGTAAGAGTTATGGAAATTATATCAGCTTACGCAATACCTGGTGTACAGCATTTACAAATAAAGTTCTCTCCAGAATTCGCTGATTATATGTTGCATAAATTATGTGAACATTACCAGCTCAAATACAAAGATGTAAATAGTCGATCAAGAACTTATCCCTTGTTCTATGTTAGACAAATCTTTATATACTGGCTTCATAGTATTTACAGAAATTCTGTTACTCTTAAAGAGTATGGTAGTGTTTTTATGCTTGGTACTAAACCTATGGATCATACTACTGTAATGCACACTCTGCAAAGAATTAAGAATGCTATTGATACAAAAGAACCGGTGCAACCTAAACTTAAATCAACCGCTACAACTGTAGCGGAAGATTATCTACTAACTTCTAAATACTTAAAGAAATGCTTATTGGAATATCAGGAAAAATAAATAGCGGCAAAGATACCTTTGCTGATTTACTTTGCATTGCCCTGTACCAGGAAGAGCATAATATACCGCCGGTATCCAGTGATCTTGAAGATTATAAAGTTACTGCAAATATGGTACGTAAAGCTCGATATATTAAAATTGTAAAATTCGCTGATGCTCTTAAAGACATTGTATGCAGGCTTACAGGATGTACCAGGGAACAGTTGGAAGATCAGGATTTTAAGAATAGTAATCTACCTCCTATGTGGCATTTTGGTTTAAACCGTGATCCATATACTTATCGTCGATTTCTTCAGGAACTTGGTACAGATATATTGCGTAACTGGATACCTAATATCCATGTAAATGCCACGTTCTCTACCTGGAAGCCAGTTCCGGTACCAGTCAAAGATGCAAAGATCTCTGGCTGGGGTGGCAAGAAAGGTGAACTGGAAGTACAGAAAGAGCAATGGCCCAAGTGGATCATTACTGATATGCGGTTTCCAAATGAATTAGTTGGTGTACAAGAACGTGGTGGGATTACAATTAGGATTGAACGTAGAATCGACTTACGTGATCCTCAAGCATTGGTTGCTAATATGATTGGAACTGGTTCTGTTGGAATGGCCCCGCAACCTCTTGGCAGTAAAATGTATGAAGCAGCAATGCGAATAGCTAAACCACATGAATCAGAAACAGCATTAGATGACTATCAAAATTGGGATGTAGTCATTGACAACAATGGAACCATTGAAGAACTATACCAGCAAGCAGTAAACATCGTTAAACAATTTAAACTTACATAAGATGAATTTAGCTCCAGCCAAAACACCTCTAACCGAGGTACAAGAATCAATTATTGATGTACTGCGTACTGTACTGATGGTAAATATTGCTATCCAACAAATGCGTAAGCTTGTCAATTCTGACTTACCGCTTCCACCTGGTATGAATGCCAATGTCATTCAGAAAACGATTGATACCATGGACCGGTTTACCAGGGAATCAAAAAGAACCATTGGTAAAACCGGTAATTATCTTGATCGTTTACCGCAGATTGAATACATTGAGAATGTAGTAGTACTTAACGATATGCTGTTCCGGATTGGTATTGAACAGAACGATGCGCAGTATGAAGAATTCTATGGAATGCTCTTGGATATGGTGGATGCTGTGTTCTATGCACAAGCCCATCGTAAGAATATGAACTTTCCTAAGTACCGGAAACTGTGTGAGCTTATCACTGATGAGATCAAAGCAGATGTAAATCGTACACCAAACCAGGTACAATATTATCAGGGTGAATTATTCTTTAAGAGTGTTCCGCCTGTTCACGAACCTAAAATCAAGTAACATGGCATTAGCTATTGGTGGTGTTGAAACCATAAAGAAAGCACAGTACGATATTCTGGTCAAAAGCTATAACCGTGCAGTTAAGGATAACTTACCTGAATTTGAATGGGAGAACGAAACTGTACTTACATCTTATGCCAAGTACTTAATTGAGTATTTGGATCCAAAGTTTAAAGACATGAAATGATGAAAAGTACATTCTATATTACTTTCCAGGATGTTTACTGGATCAAGAAAAATGATATACTCGGTACCGGTACTGGACAGGTACGTGTACTTAAAGTATATCGCAAACAATGGTGGAAGAGATTATTGATATGGCTTAGTCGTCATTATGATATTTCTTACCATCCACGCATTAACCAAGTTAAAGTAAGACAATATGGATAATACATTATTCCCCGACGAGGAACCGGTACCGGCAAAGGTATTCGTACTCAATCCGGGACAACAAAAGGCTCATGACTGGTTGGTGGATTTTATCATTAACAAAAAGCATGAATTTAGTAAGGTACTGCTTGATGCGCACGCCGGCTATGGTAAGACATTCCTTATCAACCGGGCCATTGAAACAGTACGTAAAACGCATCCAGGCATTGCATTTGGTATGACAGCGCCAACACACAAGGCTGTACGCCAGTTAAAGAAACATTCTGAGTTGAAAGACTCATTGGATTTTGGCACTATTCACCGGTACCTGGTACTGAAAGAGGTACAGAAAGTTGATCCAAAGGATAGCCGTAAGATGTACATTGATTACGAGCCTGACTTCAATCCAGACAGGGATAAACCTATTGATGCAATTGATGTGCTCATCCTCGATGAAACCAGTATGCTCAGTCATATTCTGTATGGTTACCTTGATGATTATGCGAGAAGCCGTGGTAATACATTGAAGATTATATTCCTGGGGGATTCATTGCAAATACCACCGGTACGTGCAAATAGTGAACCTTATGATCCATTGAAATCATTGGCTATTCCATTTTCTGAAGCACAGCGCCAATCAAGAAGAATTGCTCATCTTACACTTGATGAGCCAGTACGTCAAAGTTTGGACAATCCAATCTTTGCTTATGCAACTGCTATTCGTGAGCAGTACAAAAACCAGGGTATAGTACATACATTTAGTTCTGTAGGCGATACCGGTGTTGAAATACTTCCAAGAACTAAAAGTGCATTGAAATTATTATTCACTAAATACTTCTGTACTGAAGAATTTAAAGCAGATCCTGATTATGTAAAAGTAGTAGCATGGCGTAATGATAGTGTTGGGTTTTTCAATGACATGATACGTAAACTTATTTATGGCGAAGAAACTCTTCCCCGTATTATGATGGGCGAAAAGTTGGTACTTAATAAGCCAATCATCGGTAAAGGAAACAAAGTTATCCTTGCCAGCAATGAAGAGCTTGAGGTAACCTCTATTAGTGAGATGACGGTACCGGTGAAATACAAGCTTATTGAACGTCAAAATGCTATGCAAGCTGCAGCCAGCGATGGTATCAGTAATAATGGTGTTAAACAATGCTCAGAAGATTTCAAAATCTATCGTTGTGGTGCAATTACTCCTGATGGCCGATTGTACATGATTGATGTGATACATGGAGATGATGTACAGCGGTTTGCTGATTTGCAGGAAGAATTGAAGAAAAAAGCACAGCAACGTAATCTTGATATGTTCGACCGTAAAGAATTGTGGAAGCAATACTTTGCTTTGGATAAGCCATTTGCCAATGTAAATTACAATTATTGTATTACAGCACATAAGGCTCGACTTGGGCCTCATTTCGTTAATTGCTGGAACTTCCTTAGAGCCTGATAAACTACAACGTAACTGGTAACGGTAAGCGTGAATGTTTGAAAATTATCAGGATTGGACAATCAGCAGCCAAGGGCCACAGTGAAGTGGTCAAGGTTCAGAGACTATCCCCGTTGTTGGGGAGTAGGAAAACCCTAATCAGGTAGACCGAAAAGCGAAAGAATTTGATTTATCCCATTACATGAACTATCTTCGTAAAAACTACGTAACATGATAGGTTTCATATACTTTCTACAAAATCCCATTACAAAAGATATTTTCTATATTGGAGCAACTAAAGCCAGTTTATATAATCGTTTAACAAGCCATTATGCTCATGTTAGAGAATGTGTAACTGGTAGAAGAAACTTCAATAGAAGATGTCAATACCTTAGTGATTTATTACCAACTAAAGCAGAAATATACTTGCTTGAGATTGTGGAAAATATTGAAGAACTCGATAGAATTGAGGGCTTTTATATTTCACTATTTCGTAGTTGGGGATTTAATCTTTTAAATGGTAACGATGGAGGTGTGGGCGGTAATACATGGAAGGGCTTAACTATTAAAAAGAAGAAAATAGCAAGTGAGAAATTAAGCCATGCCAATACTGGGCGTAAGAAAACTACAGAACAAATAAAGCAGATGTCAATTAGCAGAATGGGTAGAAATAACCCTGCTGCTGGTAAGGCAAAGCATCCACCTATTGTTGCATTTAATGGTGATGAACCTTTACGAATGTTTAAGTTCTCTTATGAGTTAACTGAATATTCTGGATCAAGTAATCATTATGGTGCAATAGTAAGAATGCTAAAAGGAGAAATGCGTCAGTATAAACCCTTTGGGTTGTCATGGAAATGGTTTCATGATTGTGATAAATCAATTCAAGATATAGTCCAATCTCAATACGAAAGTATAGAGTCACCAGGGAAGAATGATACTCTTCAATGTGAACTGGTGAATTAAAATGCAAGGCTCATCCTACGATTACTGCATTAGTATGGAATGGGATATTGATGTGAATTGGCAGACTGAAGAGAGGAATCGTATCAAGTATGTGGCTGCAACCAGGGCGAGAAATAAATTGTTCATCGTAAAATAAATCACTATGAGAGGTTGGTTATTAGTAGAAGGTAATGAAAATGATACCCTTAGAAATCATGGCGAAGTACTTGGCTTTAATAAGTCATGGATCAATGAAGATTTTAATCCTGATGGAATTTGTATGTGTTTCCTTGGAGATGATGGTTGGACTATAGCAAAGTGGTGTGGAAGCTGTGATGAATGGCATACGAGAGTAAGTAATCCTGATTGTGTATTAATTGAAAGTGAGCCAGCTATTGATGCTCCTACACACTTTATGTTTAAACCACAAAAACCTCAATAATTATGGAAAACTTACAACAAATAGTAACGCCACTTGAACGTACAATGATGCTTAAACAGCAATTAGGAACTGATGCTACAGTAGGTTTTGTAAGAAACTTATTAGCAGAGGTTGCTGAAATGGCTTACCTGGCCGGTGCAAATGGCTTGGATATTAAAGCACAGCAACTTCATACAGCCAATTTAAAGGATACTGGCGAGGTTTTAGTTAAGGCCAGGAATTATGTTAAAGCAAAAGGTCTAAGAATCTAATTTTTCACTATCTTTGAGTATGAAAAATATAAACTTAGTTGGACAAACATTCAATAGACTTACTGTATTAGACTTACCAATGGTACATGATGGAAGACGTAATAATTGGGTATGTAAATGTACATGTGGAAATATTACAAATGTTCCTACGTATAGATTACTCAATGGAGAAACTAAGTCATGTGGGTGTTTTCAAAAAGAAGGTGCTGCAGATAGGTTACTTACACATGGACTTAGTACCATACCGGAATATGATGTTTGGAATGCAATGAAGGACAGATGTTCCAATCCTAATAACAAAGATTATATGGATTATGGAGGTAGAGGTATTATCGTATGCAGAGACTGGTTATCATTTGATGCCTTTATAAAAGATATGGGGCGAAGACCATCCTCTAAACATCAATTGGAAAGAGTTGAAAATGATGGTAATTATGAACCTCTTAATTGTGTTTGGGCAACCATAAGGGCACAAAGAAGGAATCGAAGAAACAATAGATGGTATGAATACAATGGTAAAAGAATGATACTAAATGATTGGGCAACTCTATTAAAAGTTCGTAGAGAAAATTTTAGAGATATGCTTAAACGTAAATCATTTGAAGAAACCTATGAATATTATCTTAAAAATCCACAGAACGCATGAATCTAACACCGGAACAGGTACAGCACATGGTAGATACCATGTCACCTGAAGAAATCAAAAGCTGGGTACAGCAGGAAGCTGTGAAAGCATGGAGAGCTGCAGGTAAACGTGGTACTATTGAAGCTGCTACCGGTACCGGTAAAACTGTAATGGCTTTGCTTGCTGCTCATGCTGAATTTGAACTGAATCCGAATGCGCTTGTCTATATAGCCGTTCCCACTGAGACATTACGTGATGTGGATTGGCCCAATGAAATGGACAAATTCGGATTCAGTTATATGAAAGAAAAAACCAAAAGAATATGCTACACAAGTTTAGGTAAAGAAATTCCTGAGCGTGATGTAGACCTATTCATTGGTGATGAAATACACCATGCTACTCTTGGCAATACTGTATTCTTTGAGAATGAAAATTGGAAAGTATTCTACATACTCTGCCTCACTGCAACATTACCCGATAAAAACGGGTATGAGCAGGATAAAGAGAAGTGGAACCTAATCAATAATCTTGCACCATCTTGCTTTAAGGTAACTATTGAGGAAGCCATAGAATTGAAATTGGTAAGTGATTTTGAAGTATCCATACTCACCTTTGACCTGGACGATAAAGATGCCTACATCGAAGCTGGTACACCTGCAAAACCATTCAAGCAAACTGAGATGCAACAGTACAAGTTTCTGACTAAGGCACTTGGCCGAGCTATGTGGAATACAAAGAGTGAAGGCGCTAAGTTTATATGGATGCAGAAGCGTATGGATTTTCTGTACAACTTACGTTCAAAGACATTATTGGCCAAAGAAATCATGGATAAGATCCTGCCAAATAATCGTACACTCATCTTTGCCGGCAGTATAGCTCAAAGTGAATTGTTATGTGGGGAAAAGGTGTATAATTCCGGTACCAATACAAAGCAATTGGACTTATTTTGTAATGAGGAGATTGATTATTGTGGCGTAGTTAAGATATTGGATGAAGGAAAGAATGTAAAGAATCTTGACCAAGCTCTTATCGTACAATTAAGCTCAAAAGAACGTGGAGTAATTCAGCGTATCGGTAGAATAATCCGGTACCGGCCAGGTCACAAAGCAAGGATTGTAGTATTGGTTGCCAAGAACACTGTTGATGAAAAATGGTGTGCTAAAGCATTTGAGAATTTTGATCAAAAACGTATAAAAACATATTATGTCAAACCTGAGTATAGAAATGCTCCAACAAGCGTTAAGACAGCTTTATGATGAAGAATATATTGGCAAGACTGGTATGGTTACGCAAAAAGGAATTGACTTACTTAGTATACCGATTAGTCAAGTACCGGTTGAGCAACCTAAGAACAATACATTGCAGATAATCAAACTGCAACAGGATTGGACACTTGGTTTTATGAATTTCATCATAGAAGCTAAAGTGCCTAAGTACTGTGATAACGGTAAAGGTGATATGTATGTTGTGAACAATTACAGTGAACCGGCCATGAAGATTTTCAAGAAAGCAATTGAGAAGGAAGGCATCATCTATGATGTGCTGGTTAAGTCAACCTTGTTGTATTATAAAAGCACTAAGAACCGTTTTAAGAAAGCCATTGGTAATTATTTCGTGCAAGGAGATTGGCGTAGTGATTATGCAGCCCTGCTCGATGCTGCTGGTACCGGAACCATAGAGAATCACATTAAATCAGAAATGGACAATGGAGCAAAGACTAAATGGAAGCTTGGTTGAGGAAGATGAATTTGGCGAAGTACCGGAAGGAGTAAGTCCTGAAGTATGGAATAATTGGAAGCAATGGAAGATGCGCCCGCCTGATGATTTTCTATTCCAGGTACGCCGTGGTATGGAGGGCCGTAACATTGGTTTAAGGAATGGATTGGAAACCATTAACAAGTACATTCATGGAACGCACCAGGCAAGGTATTACCTTATTGGTGCTGACAGTGGTGTAGGTAAAACTACACTTGCCGATTTCATGTTTGTGCTTAAAGCCATTGAAGATGCTGAAAGACAAGGCCGTGCTATCAAGATATTCTATTGTTCATTTGAGATTGGTAAGAATGACAAGATTGCACGCTGGGTATCCTACTATGTATACACTAAGTTTGGTGTATGGCTTCCATCTGATTATATTCTTGGCCGTATTGAAGGTAAATTATTGAGCGGTAACAAAGAGCATGAGCGAATGGTAATGATTGCTTACGGTATCGTACTAAAGATGTTGTGGGATAAGGATACCAATCCAACTGGCCCTGTAACTTTTGTCGGTGACATCATCCATCCTACCAAGATATTCGAGGATCTGATTGAGGCGCATTATGAGAAAGTGGGTACTGTTGAACGCATGGAGCTTAGCGAAGAACAGAAGAAGAAACACAAGAAAGGTTACGTGAAAGGGTATCAACCAAATGATCCTGATATGATTACCATACTCATGATTGATACACTTAATCTTACCGGTACAGAGCAGGGATTGGATACTAAGCATATTATGGATAGAATGAGCCGGTACGCAATTGTACTGAGGAATATGTTCCATACAACTTGTGTATTCATTCAGCAATTTTCTACTGATATGCAAACCTGGCATCGTACTAATAAAAAGAATGTTGGTGCTATTGCCCCTCAACGTATTGACTTTGGTGATAGTAAAGCAACTTACCGTGATGCAGATATTGTAATCGGTGCCACCAAACCAGGCGATCTTGACTTCGATAATTTCATGGGTTATATACTCAGTACTGAAGATGTAAGCGATGAGGTATCTGCACTTGGCGATTATTTCGTTGCTGTTTATGTAATGAAGAACCGGTACGGGCCTAACAACAAATGCATCCCATTGTTTATGGATTTTATAGCAGGTATTGCTTATGATCTTCCACTGCAACCGCTTAATGTAATGGCTATGGAACCCTGGCACCGAAAAGCCAAACAACTTGATAACGTAATTTTAGAATACAGTTAAAATAACAATTATGGCTATTATTAATTTGCCTACTGAAAAGGCAGCGCCGACTAGGATCAATCCAAAGATTTTGATATTCTACGGCCCGCCGAAGATTGGTAAGACAACCAAACTTTGCGAACTGGAAAACTGCTTGATACTTGATGCAGAAAAGGGTACTGAAGCAATCAGTGCTATGCGTATACCCGTAAATTCCACATCTGGAATAACTATGCTGAATGAAAATGGTACAATTGCTTCTACTTCTATTGATTCAGTAATTGAAAGTATTGAAGCAAAAGGTATTGCCGAGTTTGAGAAAACTGGCGTAAAACCAAAACCACCTTACAAGTATCTCGCAATGGATACTATCGACAGACTGGAAGATTTCTGTGAAGTACATGCTACTGCAGCATACAAAGCATCTACAATGGGCAAGAACTTTGAAGGGAAAAGTGTAATTGAATTACCTAATGGTGGTGGTTATTATCATTTACGTAATTCTATGCTTGAGTACATTAGCCGGCTTGCAAATATCTGTGAACACCTTATACTCATTTCGCATATTCGTGACAAGAACCTTAACAAAGGCGGTGTAGATGTATCTGTAAGGGATATATCATTGACTGGCCGGTTAGGACAAATGGTATGCGCCCGTGCTGATATGGTTGGCTATGTATATCGTGAGCCTGGGAAGTCAGAAGAATTAATGGTAAGTTTTGAAACACTGGAAGACACTACAATGGGTTCCAGATTTCCAAGACTTGCAGGTAAGCGTATTCCATTTGATTGGAACCAAATATTCTTACCAGAGAACAAGTAATTAATTAACCAATATAAATAAACATCATGAGTTTATTAAATTTCCTTCAATCTGCTACGGTTGAAGAAGTAGTACCCGGTACCCGTGTGGGGAAAACTGGTCCAAGAAAACAGTGGCAGCCAAACCCATCAATCGTTGCTATACGATTGTGGAGAGATGGCAGTGTGTATCCATCATTAGCAGCAATCAATAAGTTTGATTTGCAGTACAAAGATGCCGTGATCACCAAAGAGAAATTGCCGTTGAAAGAAGGGCAGACCGATGCAGATCAGAAGTACAAGAATGTGTATGATTTTCCCAATGGAACCGGTAATGGTTTTGATGTGGTTGACAGCCGTGTATGGGATCAGTTTAAAACTGCTGCAGAAGGCGGTATGCTATTCATTGTTCCAACGCCTAAGAATGCTGCCAAGGTTGACCTATTTGGTTCAACCAATTATACCGATGATGGTAAACCAAAAAGTACTGTAGAAGAACAGGGAGCCGCAACATTTGGATCTGAAGTATTGATTCCTGCAGTTGAAGCATTATATGGTATCGTATTTAAAGTGGATGCTGTTGAAGCCCGCCCTGCCCAAGATGCTGTACCGGCATCCGAAGGTGTAGAAGCTGTTAAAGCTAAGCCTGCTGTTGAGGCTGTGGCTGGTGTTGATGGCGTTGAGTACGTGGACCTGGCTATCTTCGATAAATTAGGTGACTTTGATATTGTGAAAACATATTCAAAGAACATCTTGCATGTTCCAAAGCGTATTATACGTGGTAAAGATGCAGGAAAATCCGATTATGTAAGAAGAGAGAATGCAGTAGTTTATGGTCTGGCACCGGCAGCCGAAGTACTGGCTGATTACAAAGCTGATGCTAAGGAAGAAGAGGCAAAAGCCGATGAAATTCCTACCGTAAATTCTGCGGCTGAATTGAATGCGATTTTAAATCCGTAATAACAAAGTAATGTTACTTACTAACCCATTATTTTAGTAACATTGCAGTTCACAATTAAATTTTATAGCATGTCGTTAGGAGTAGGAATTCACGAAAATGTATTTGTTGAATCAGTGTCATTGGATGATAAAGCAACCATCCATATCACATTCAACGAAGTTGCAAAAGCTAATAAGGAAAAGAAAAGCCTGTTCGCTATGGCAGCTTCTGACCAGGTGGAAAATGTAGATGCCGGAACCAATGTAATGCTGTTCCCGCCATTGCCGCCAAAAGAAGATAGTACTGATACGCTGGAGAAGAAATTAAAGCGTGCTGTTGGTGACATCAATAAGGTAAAGGGGCAGTGTTTGCATATCCTGGAGCAGTATTATACCAAAGCTGATCTGAAAGATAAGATGCAACCATTTGCCGGCCTTGCAATGACTGATGCCAATTTTGAAACAGAAGTTCTGAAGAAAGAAATACTGCTTGCAGTACAGCGTAACATTGGAAGAGTATTTGTTGAATTGATGAAGCCATTTCTTGGTAAAGCCGAGGAATTTCCAATGCGTTTGCTGTTGGTACGCCAAAGCAAGGATAAGCATTTCGCAACCCTGCGTGGTACTTACCTGGATGATCAACCGTTCCTGGAACCGATGGCCATTCCTAAAGATGCCAGTAAGCTCAAGTTCTCACCATGGGAAATTGAAAATGGTTATGATAGTAGTGCGCCGGCACCTAAAGCTGCAAAGCCTGAAGGTGGAGTACCAGGAGCAACTGCAGCCGCACCAGTGACTGCCAGTAATATTTTCGGTTAAAACATTTTACTATGGAATACCAATTGTATTCCGAAGGAGACATTTTAGAGCGTGTAGATGAATACACGCTCTATTGTTTTTACCTCGGATTTCAGCCATTGATTGGCGCTAAATACCATTCACCAATAAGAAGGGCACTGGGCCAACCAGACGATGATAATCCTTCTTTTGGTATCAAAGAATGTACCTCAAGAAAATTCGTTACCCATGACTTTATATGGGTTGATAGCGCAATAGCTAAAGATGGTGCAGGTAATATCTTCAAACTTGTACAGTTATTGTTCCGGTACCAGACGAGGAGAGAGGCACTTCTAAAGGTCATGGCTGACTTCAAGATTGGTGGACATAAAGATGATAGCATGCCTGTGATGCCGCCAGTTGAAAAGATCTATGCAGAGCCTGCATTCATTACCATTACACCGAGAGCTTTCCGCAGACCTGATTACGATTACTGGCATAAATTCAATGTCGATAAAAGACAATTGGCCCGGTACAATGTACAGGCATTCTCATCATACTGGCTTACTGAATCCCAGACCAAACCCAGTTTCCCTAAAGGTCCGGGCTATGCTTATCAGATCTTTGACAAGTACCAACTCTATTTCCCTGAAGAGCTTAAGAAATTCAAGTTCAGAAATGACTGGACTGAAGTGTGTGTACCTGGTTATGCACAATTGAAATATCAATCTGATCTATTGGTAATTACTAAGGCTTATAAAGATGTGATGTGTCTGGATGCATTCGGCTATGAGTCTATCGCTCCCCGTGGAGAGAATATACTGGTACCGGAACTTTGCATGATAAAGATGCGGAAAAAGTACAAGCGTATTGTTATTCTATTTGACAACGATGGCAAAAGTAAAGCAAACGAATACCCAGAAGAAAAGGTTTATGTTCCAGAAGGGGACAAAGATCCTACAGACTTCTGTAAACATCATGGTATTAAAGCCGCGGCAGAAATGCTACGTTCTATAATCAGACCTTAACTTTGTAATATGAAAGCAAAACAAGATCCAAGTCAACAACTATTGTTGTCCCTATTTACTTATAAAGATGGAATGCTATTTGGTAAGTATAAAAGAAGCCAACGTAAGCCCGGTGAAAGAGCTGGAGCATTAAATAAAGATGGTTACAGAACAATCTGTATAGATCGTAAAGCATTTCTTGAGCATAGATTAATATGGATTATGTTCAATGGGCCTATTCCAGAGAATATGCATGTAGATCATCGTAATACAGTAAAGAATGATAATAAAATCGAAAACTTACGTCTTGCTACAAATGCACAAAATAAAGCTAATGCTCCCATAATGTCCAGTAATACTTCTGGGTTTAAGGGAGTTAGTAAACAAGTAATAGGTAATACTTCTAAATGGAAAGCAGAGATACGCGTCAATTACAAATCCATATACCTCGGATTATTTGATACACCAGAACTTGCTTCAGAAGCATACAAAACTGCTTCCATAAAATACCACCAGATTGAACAACTTCAATAAGGGCTACAGTATAATTACCAGGACCAGATTCAAATTCTTCATAAGCATTTGCCCATTGATGAAATAAACCGGTACCAGTATAAGTATCGCTCCATGTACCATAGGCTCTGGATGTAGTAGTTTCTGGTACAAGTACCCATTCTTTAAATTCAACTTTTCTCATGGTATAAGTTTTAATGCTTCTTCAATTGCTTTATTCCAACACAGGTAGAAATCTTTATCGTAAACTTGCTTTTCATATTCTTCATACCCTTGCCAACCAATAGCAGAGCCATATTCATCTTCTTCAATCTGCTTTAATGGTAATCGTATTTCAAATTGATGCGTTTCTCTAAACCAATCAATTACTTGTTGATATAGAGGAGCTGTAAGAGTTCTTGGCCCGAATTTATTTGTTAATTGTTTTTCAGGCTTAACAAACATAAACTTATTGTTTTCTTCAGGGTGTGCAGAATAACATGCAAGACCAGGTTTATTACATCCTTTT